ACTAAAACTTATTGCGATAAGCAAAAGCCACAATAAGCACTAGAGCCAAAAGAGCAATAGCCATTACTTGGATTCCTTCACAAGTTTGTAAAACTTCTTCGTTAATCGGTTTGCTTCCTTAATTTCCTTCTGTAGTACTTCTTCGATCCCGCTTCGATCATCTTCGAGATATATCTCAATCGACTCCGTGATCCTTGCAAGCAAATCTATTGTTACGACTAGATCAATGTTCGGTTCATATTTCATTGCTTCACCTCCTTAGTAGGAACAATCCCCAAAATAACTCCTAGGGGAAAAATAAAGATCCCCACGACTCGAGCAAGGGTTAAACCGTTGATCGCCTGAGCTCTAACTAATCGAACAATGTTCGCAAGGTATGCAACAAGGGCAACCACGAACACAACTAAAACGATTACCGCCCAAATTAATTCCGTCATTTAAACAACCTTCCTTTAAATAATATAAAAACCAAAACAGAACAGGGGAATACAGTTAGAAAAAATATGGGTGCTGGATACTCAACCAAAACCCAACAACCGAACAGAACATAAAACAAAACAAGCAGCAATAAAAACATCTGCTTAATTAGCTTGTGTATGCTTTCCGTTTGCTCTACTGCTTGCTGCTTAACTGCCTCTATTGCTTCTAATTGCTTTTGCTTTTCTTTCTCCCTGCTCTGTACTTCTGCTTCTAGTGCTCTGAGCTCTGCTGCTTCCCTGTCTAGATCCTTCTGCATCTTCGATCTAGCACCGGTATTTAGCATTGCTAGATCAATTGCTTCTAGTGCTTGCTCTAGGGATACGTCAAAAAACTCTCGCTTAGGATTAATGCGCTTAGCTTTTAGCATTGTGTGAACTTCTTGCTCTACCTTTTCCGCTAAACAATCGAACCCCCTTGGGTAATCCTCAGGAATACGAACCTCTGCGAGAACCTCGAAAGCTTCGGGGCATGATGTAGAGCCCTCTAGCTCCCTCATGCGCTCCGCTACTGTTCGCTTCGTATATCCAATCTTTACTAGTCCATCTTTTAATGATGGGTTACGCACTACATAAACATAGTGATAGTTCATTCTTACTTCCTCCGGATAACACGGGTGAATTGTTTGTCAAAGTGTTTAGCTCTGAACTTCTCACAAGCTTTTAGATCACCGATGAATAGCGTTATGTGGCGGGTGATCTCGATTACTGCATAGTCATCTTTTTGTAATTCCATCTGTACTACCTCCTTAGTTAAATAAAAGTACTTCCTCAGGGGCTCTACTGGAGAACCCCTTGAGAACTACTTTCTAGTTTCAAAGTAAAACTATTTAAGCCACGAAAGCACCAACAACCCACGGATTAGGTTTCGGGGTACTTGGTCTTACTCCTCCCCGTACTACGTCCTTCGTAAACATACTGCGGGTGTGCTGCACCGGTGTATCGGTGTATGTGTGCTTAACAGTTTTGATTTTCTTATTGTTGATATTGAACATTCTTACTACCTCCTTAATAAGAAGCAACATTGCTTCCTCGTGAGCTCTATTGCTAGAGCCCACTGAGAAACAATCACCCGCCTGTTTAACGGGCTCATCTGTTGATCGCTTTAGAGTAGTGATAAGGAACTACTCCAGTAATCTCGTAGTCTCTTACAGGGCAACCGCTGGACAATGGTATTTCCAGCAACAAGTAAGACTTACTCATTACAACCCTAAAAGTTAGCGTATTAAGGTAACGACTGTCGGTAATTTATTTAAGTTTTGCTCTCATCCCGAGAGCTCTAAAACACAATCAAACCTTCAGTAAGTAAAACTCTAACACGTTACTTACTGATCGGAAACTGTTTAGAGGGAAAAACTGCTTAAAATGTGCAATAAAATACACAATTTTAGGGTTAGCCTCAAAATAAACTCTATGGGAATCAATGGGTTATAAGCACCATTCCACAATATAAGATAATTTACCAATAGGAAACTACCATTATGATGACTCTAGTGTTACTCAACGCTCTCTATTGTTTACAAATAGGTGCATTTTGTAACTTATGAGTAACATTTAAGAGTTCATATTTAAACCCTTAGGTATCAACTGGGGGCTTAATGGTTCATATATCAGCCCGTAAGTTAACTAATGATTTATTTATGATCCATTTTGGTTCAGCCAAGTGTTGTTGTGAGTTCTACGAACACTTGAACACAACCTGCCGGACTGTTGTAACTTATGTGTATCCGTAGCCCCCTTTATGTAACTTATATATATCCTTAGCCCCCCTTAGGATCGATTTATAGGTCATTAGCGGGGCTCGTGTTGGGCTCTTGCTGGGCTATGTCTGAGTGACTGGGAGGGCTCTAAAGGGCTTTACTGGGCTCTTGCTGGGTATCCTGAGGGTTACCCCCTGAGCACCTCCGGAAAAAATGCCACAGATAGGGTATTTAGGGTCTAGATGAGAATCATTCTCAATTAGATCAAACTTACCCCATCTGCAGCCCCTGAGGGTCACTTTATGGGTACTCATCGGATAAATAATCCACCGCTTATCCCTTGTAAATCAACGACTTAGCGATCAAATCGTGACACAATGGACTCAACAACCAGCAAAAAGTGCAGCCAAAAAAACGAGACGGCACGGGGGGAATTGCGCCTCAAGTTTTTCTCGAGTGCCTAAACAAATTTTTGTAACAAAATAGTCACCCCCCTGTGGGTTACCCGGGGGCTTCCCTAAGGTTCATCAGTTCATCCCTACAGGTGTACTTCTGTAACGTCTCTAGCATCGAGTCGTACTTGTCTATCTCTACGAGTTCCCTCTCGAGAGCCTCCATGAGGTCACTGTTGGCTGTCCCCACGGGGTTACCTAGGAGTACCTCAAGGTTAGCGTAGTGCTTGTCTATGTGTCCTCTGAAGTGACTCAAGGCACTGTTGATCATCAGATTACGGTAATAACTATTTACTTCTTCGTACATACAGTGTCCTTAGTCTAGTGTGGCTAGTGCCTTGTTGGAAATCTCTATGCGCTCAGCAAGACCTATGGTTCCCCCGTTGACTGTCTTGGAGATACCTGTGATATCCCAGAGGTCAGCTTTGGTATTGAGGGATCTGGTGTCCCAGAACCAACCAGCACTTAGGACTGCATAGAGGGGTTGTTCGAGGAGCTCGGGGGATCCGATAAGGTCCACCCCAAGGGATTTACCACAAGCCTCGTAGTTGGATTTGCCGGTGCATTGGATGGCTCCTCTGCCACGGTACTTAAATCCCTCGCCAGATTCCTCGGGTCCATTTCCGAGCCTATCTGCGTATACCTTGTTAGCAATCTTTTCAGGCTTTCTTTCATATTGAGTAGCAATCTCCAGAGTAGGGAATCGTTTAGACCATGTCCCCATAAGACCCTTAGCACCATAGTTAAGGTTCTCTACTAGGGACTTCAGGTGATTGGACTCATGTAACACCTGTCCTAAGAAAGCTGCTTGTCTCTTAGGATTGTTAATACTGTATTTATCAAAGCACTCATTCAGAGGCTCTAGGAATCCTATAGGTATACCTAAGGATAAACATTGGGATTCATTCATTGTTGTCTCTAGTTTTTAGTTATAGGGGGAGGGGATACCAATCCCCGATATATAGAAACCTAAGAGCAACTAAAGATATCCTCTAGAGATTCTCAAGGAGAACAGGGTTACCTTGAGGTTACCTAGAGGTAATCTTTAGTTACTCTTTATTTATGGTCTCTTTTATGGGTTCTACTACTATTGGTCTCAGTACTAAGAACTAGTACTAGGAACTACATGTTTACCTTTAGGTATACATATAGGAATTCTTTAACCTTGGGTTATTCACAGATATCGAGATCTCTCGTATGTCATTGATTGTGAATAAAGGGGCTTCTTAGCGTTCCTTGACGAGATAAGTACTAGGCTGAATAATGCTCCATAGGTCAGGGGTAACTATTTCATTGCACTGTTATAACCATGCCACCTAGGTTCCCTCTGGGGTTTACCTAGTACTCCCCCAATAAAGTTCTTTAGTTCTCTGTCTAGGAAGTCTTCTTTCATTCTGTCTACTGCCTTGTTGTTGTCTCTAGCCATAGACTCAGTCCAGAATGCTACTGCTATTGCTAGGGCATCTAGTCTATCGTCATGAACTAGGGATCCTCTGTCTCTAGTGATCCTAGTTAATTGGTAGAACAAGGAGTACTTAGGGTCTGGTGCTGTGTCATAGTCTTTCTGTATTAACTTCTGATCTACGATTAACCTGTGTTGACCCATTACTGGCTCTAGGGTGTCTATGATCCGTAGTTCTTTCTGTTGACTATGCCGTACCTCTTCTACTGAACAGGGGTATATACGACCTAATACAGGCTTTAGTAGCTGGGAGAACATGCCATCACCGAAGTTACTCTCTACGATGATCTGTTTGACATTGTTTCTCTTGGCTGTCTCAGCTAGTTTGATTAGGGTGTCCTCAGAGTAACCCCCTGAGTAACCCCCGTGATCCGTTAGGAAGAGATTACCAGTGAGCATCTTGACTACAGAGTATCCAGTTTCATCCTTACCCCTACCAGAGGGGTCAATGGACATTACTGCACCGGTGTAATCAAACATATCCTCTGAGTGCCACATAGGTCTATAGAACCTATCTCCTGTTAAGGCTAGGTTAGGTAGATCTGAGATACATAACTCAGGGCTAGTAGCCCAAGCTACCTTGCCATGACCCATAGTGGGGTTTAGATTCTGTACGATTAGATCAGCAATCTTCAGGGGATACCTATCGCCATCACTGAGGGTGGTATCCAGCATGAACTGCATGGCATAACCAGCTTTACCATAGGAGGCTCTACGTTCCTCTAGGTCTTCTATACCGAATCGCTTGGGGTCTGTGGGTTGTCCTACTAGCTTGTTGTCTTCTGAGAGCTTCTTAACAAGGAATGGAGCTAGTGCTCCCTTGTAGGACTCTACTTTGTTTACTACAGGGTACTCAGCGGTCCATACACGCATCTCATAGCCACGCTCAGGTAGCTTGTTGTACAGGGACATCTCAGTTTGAGGAGTACCGAGGTAGATGATCCTAGCGTGATCTAGAGGTTTCAAGATAGCATCGAACTCTTTTACAAGTTCAGATAGCTTATCTCTACCAATTTGGGTAGCTGAGTTATTGATAACCTCAATATCGTCTGCAATGATGAGGTCAGCACGAGAACCTGTTAATTGACCTGTGATACCCACGGATTTCACCGAGGGGCTATGGTCAGGTAATGCAGGTCCTACATCGAATGAGAGCATAGAGTCTCGCTGTCCTTCATTAGCTTGAAGGTGCTGCAAGATTGGCATCTCTTGGATTAATCGTTTAACGAATGAGGCGAAAGCATCAGCTCGTTCTTTACTAGCTGAGACCACAAGGATCTTCAACTGGGGATTGTTATAAAGTACCCAGCATACAAATGCTGAGGTCAACCATGACTTACCTACTCCTCGAAAAGCTTCGATGATGGAACGCTTAGGTCCATTCTGTAAGTATTTAGCAATGTCATATTGAACTGGTGTGGGGTCTGGGAGATTGAGAGTCTTCCACGTTAGATAAACAAACTTCCTAAAATCCTGTGATATTGGATCTATGTTTTGGTCTACGGACATACTTAGTTTTGTCTTTCATTCTCCCTGCCCTATTTAAGCGTATAGCGTATTTGTGGACGTAATTTCTCATAGGTAAGGGGGTAGGTAGGGAGGCTAGGAGATCTCGTCTCCTAGAGCCCTTTAAATGCGTTTAAGTAACTATTACTGGTTGGTAACTGTATCGGCTAAAGCTTTATGCTTAGAACGACAGTCACCGTATTGGGCGATTAGCCCTTGGGTGTACACCACTAGTTTCCCTAGGGATTCACCCGTGAATTCATCAAGGGCAGCACAGGGTTCTACTAGGTTACTTTGAACCGTTGGAGCTGAGTACTGAACGATTGATGAGCTGGCGCATCCCGTCAGGGATAACGCAGTTATAACTGTTAGGGTTCTTAATAATTTCATTTGCGATCTCGAGTTCTATGGTCTTCTGGGTTACCCTCTGTGAGGACTTCGCTTTCTCATACTGAGCTGCTAGAGCAGCGTTCTGATTGCCTAGTTCGGCAATATGATTCTGAGCTTCGACTTGTTTCTCCAGCCAACCGGTGCGTTCCCAGCGGATTCCTGTGTAGAAAACCGCTAGGATTGCTATAGCGAGACCAGCAATCTTGAGGAGAGCTGGGCTAAATGGCATGATTAAGGAGTCACTACTGGATCAGTTGTGGTTACTGCTGCTGTTGCAGGAGCATCACCAACATTGGCTGATGTGAAGGTTGCGGTATAGCTACCGGCTGCTGCATAAACATAGGTGGCTGTATTTTCTGTAGTAGTTAAAGCTACAGGAGTAGAGCTATCACCAAAGTCTAATGAACCAGCACCCTTAGGTGTAACCGTGAAAGCAACCGACAGGTCTGTTACTACAGCAGCAACGGTATATACCACTGGTACATACGGTGGCTCTGGAGGAATTAATGCTGATGCACCCATACTCGGTGCTGTACCTGTGAACTGAAGTCCACTACCGGGACTAGATTCAACATAGAACTTTCCTTTGATACTGCGAACAATACCGTTCTTAATAAATTCTTTAATGGTGTTTATTGCTTCACCAATTTTTACTACTGTGGACTTAGTCCCTGTTAATTCTTGAAGCTTCATCGCTGAGCCTTTCTCATTGGTATTACGTTGTCATCATCTTCATCGAAGACTGGGAGGTTTGCTAGGTTATGAAGTGGTGTACCTTGTTTGGCAATACCATCAATACCGTTGTCTTTAAGAAACTGCCGAGCTACTGAGAGCACTGCAGCCTGAGGCGGAACAACCTGTCCCGTCTCTGGATTAATAGATCCTTTTAGGAGATCAGCTAATACCTTAGCTAGTTCCCCATGCAGCGAATCCATTACTGCTGCATCTGCTTTATTACTCATTTACTTTCCTTTGTGGGTCAACATCATCCCGGCAATACCGAGAATGGATTTAACCTCGTCTACGTTCTGGGGTTCCTCAGGGAAACCCACAGTGATCTGCCCAATGAACCTAGAGGGATCCGGCGGAATGGATATTCGACATAGGTATTTAACACCTTGGTCTTTGTACCAAATACCAATCTCTGACTGGGCTGTTGGATAGGGATGACAGGGGATCTCACCAGACATCAATGCAACCACATCCCTGTTGTTAGATTGACTGTGTGTGAACAGACCAACATCTACACCATTGAATGTTTTGTTAGGGTTGCCATCTTTATCTACTGCCTTAAGGACAGTGCGAGTACCAATGATTGGGTTCACATCAAATACAACTACGACATGAGCACCAAGCTTGGTCTGTATAAGACGTACTGCATCATCTATACGATCTTTGTTTACGGTAGGTAGCTTCTTAGACTCTTGGTATGCACCTATCAGTAAATCTTTTTCTGAGTATGCAAAGTAACCAACGTAGCAGGTGACAGCCATCACGAGGATAGCCATCACCTTCCATGGTTTATCTGCATAGCTCAGAACTTTCTCTACCAACGAATTGGTATCAAGTTCTGTAGCCATGATTTACTTTCTAAGCTGGGGTTACACCCGTTGAGACACTCGATACATAAGTAGCTTGGTCATCAGGAGTGAATGTAACTGTTACCGCAGTACCATCAGCATAAGTGAAGGTAGGAGCTGTGCCAGTGCTTCCCGCAGGATCACCATAACCATAAGTACCAGTGATCGCTGGGGCTACTGCGAAGTTCACTACGAATGTTCCATCAGCTACCGGAGTGGCTGTAAGGGTTACACCGAAGCGACTTACAGGAGACACACTTAATGTACCTGCTGAGTAAGCAGCAGCATCAGGACGAGAGTAAGTTACTGTGTATGCAGCACCATCACGGAATGTGTGGGTTGCTGTTCCATCTGTACTTTCAATGACTGTCTCAGGGATTGCTGGGACTGCTGGCACTTCAGGGACCTCAGGGGTAACAATGGTTACACCATCTTCACCATAGACTGGTGGTTGGTATGGAGTTCCGGGGATCTCAGCTACTGCATCACCCATGCGGAATGTTCCGGATACTGCTGGAGCGACTGTGAAGTTAACTACATAGTCAACCGCATTTGTTCCAGAGATTACCAAAGGTGTTGGCGGGACAACCTCAACAGGAAGTGTTACTTCGCCAATAGCATCTACGAAGCGAACTGTGTATGTACCAGTGGTTGCATAGGTAAACGAGGTGTTACCTGTAGTGGTCTGAATAACTGTCTCAGGTACTGCAGGGACTGCTGGGACTGCTGGGACTGCAACTTCTTGTGCGCTTGTAACTGCTGCCGTTGCACCATCAATTACTGACAGTGTGAGGTTAGATACATAGCCTGTAGAGGCAGCAGTAAATGTTACTGCGTAGTCCCCAACTGCTGGGTAAGTAAACGTACCTGCAGTATCAGTTGTAGTTCCGTCATAACACCATGATCCAGCCTCTGGTGCAGAGAAGTTCCACAAGTAGGGAGCACCTGCTGTGAATGTTCCATCCCCATTGTCTACACGATCTGGTGTAGCAGTTATTTGTACCTTGTATATTGCAGGTACTTCAGGGACCTCAGGGATAGCATTACCCATGTAGTAAATACCGGGGGCAGCTACGGAAGCTGTGAATGTTACAGCACCAATTGTTGTATCACTTAGTTCAGTTTCAAACGAAACAGTCTCAGGCTCTGGAGGGAGCGTTGCTGAATCTAGTTTGATGATGTAGCACAGTGCATAGTACGGAGGTAAGTTCTTACCTGCTGGATCTTCACCTGCAGCACCTACAGAATAGGTTCCGCTAAATGTGTGGGTGTGTGTTCCAGCATTGCTAGACATACCACGGTCTGCGGGTGTAGCACTACCACCCATATCACTAGCAAAGTCACCACCCGGAGATACACGCTTACCAAGTACAGTACCCGGAGCACAACTAGCTTCACCAACTTGGTCACCGTTCAATACGTTGTGCCAGTGATCTCCAGCTTCTGAAGTAGATCCTGAAATGCTGCCACCACCACCGTGATCGTGGGATGGTAAGCAAGCATTGAGGTAACCGCCGGTTTCGCCCGGGTGATGCGTAAAGCCAGCACCCATGATGAACTTATCCATCAAGTTGGGTCGACCTTCATTACCATCACACAATGCCCATCCTCTAGGGAT